GTGGCAGTTTTCAGGCTTTTGTTGAGGTTATCTACATCGCCAAGAATCGTGAGCTTTAATGTGCGGCTACCGGCCATTAGTCGAACCTCTTAACGATGCTAGAAAATCCTTCATTCCAACGCTTGATGATTTCAGGTTGGATGTCACGCAAAGTTGGGTAAATCCACCAACCACGAGAGCCGCGGCCATAGCGCCCTGACCACACCGGAAACTGCTTAAACTTGTTGGAACCAAATTCCAAGCCACCCCAAAGGTCGCGAGTAGTTCCGCCACCTGAAAATTTCTGTGAAGCAAAGCCGTAAGAAATCTCGCCAATTTTGGATGTCTTTGAAACCTTAGCGCCGGATGCGATTCGCACTGCTCCAATGGTGTTGGTCTTTGTAAAAGCTGCGGCATCAACTACTTTTGATTTGACGTAATCTGCAAGCTCGCCGGAAACTTTGCGTGCCTGGTCGGCGGCTTCATCGTCCATGGCTTTGAATGAGCGAGTGATAGCGCGAAGCTCAGCCTTGTCATAGCTGATTGCTTCACTTGCCATTTTCTTGCCTTTCCAAAATCTCTAGGACGGTTAGCACATCTTCCGCTGTTTCAAACGCTTCCCTGGGGAGACCAGTTTTTATGGTGATCTCCCACAGGGTGCGGTTTAGGCTTCCGACTGGGTAGCTTTTGGGTTTGCATCACCGACTTCAACGCCGGCCACAGTTTCAATCCAAATCTCAAAAGGCTTTACAGGTTTTCCAGCAGCTTCACGCTTCATGGCGTGATACGCAAGAAAGGTCAAATCGGAAATGCCGATTTTGCCCTGAGCCTGAGAGATGATGTTGCCTGTTTGCTTCTCCCATTTTACCCACTCCGGCGGTGCTGCCACATAAGTAGCTGAATCGCCTGAGTTGTATTCAATTGTTATTGGTAGTTTCATTTTGTCTCCCGATTAGGTTTGGTTTAGCTGAATGTCTCGGTTGGTGTTCCCACGACTGTAAATGATAAATCAACAGTCTGTGCATCCGGCGCTGTTCCGCCGACTGCTGGGAATACTGGGAGCACGTTAAATGCAAAAACGGCTCCAGTTACAGCTGTGAGTGACACAGCCAATGTTGTGTTTGGTGCTGTCTCGCATGCTGTCCAAAGAGCTTCGCAAAGCGATCCCGAAGCGCCCCAGTCCGCAAGCATTGACACGTCGAATGTCCATTGATCATCGATGTGTTTGTAGGCCTTACCATCAAGTGTGTTGTAAGTTTCAATGGTTGGGCTGTTTGTAAGGTTAGCTGATGATGCCTGTGCATCGTAGCTTGTGGAAGCAATCGTCAATGTGAGATCGCGACCAGTGATGATTGTGGTTGCCACTTGTTCTCCTTAGTTTGTTTGTGTGTAGTAGGTAGAGACATTGATATCCGCGCAAAGCATTGTTGATGCTCCCACTTCCAATGGCACTGGCTTTTCTACATTTCCGACTTCGTACCCTGACGGGATTGCCGCCAGAATTCCAATGACCAGTTGCTCTAGGTTATCGAGCGAGCCTGGATTGCTGTTGTACTGCACGATTGCAGTGATGGTGAAGTTAATCTTTACTTTTGTGAGTGCGCCAATAAGAGTTGGCTCCATGTAAGGCGATGACGGCACAATAACGATTGCTGGCGGGATTGGTGACTCCGGCACATAGCCGTAGCTTGTGGCGGCTAATGAGCTGAAAGCGCTCGCAAGTGTTGATCTAGTGCCAGCGATTGAGGATGCGGTCACTGCACAAATCCTTGTGCATCGAGATATGGGTAAAGCAAAGTGCTCACGCGATTGGTCAAGCTGCGACCCATGCGGTACGGCGTAGAAGCAAAATCAACGCCTTCAATTTGGCCACCAGCTGCAATGCGGGATTGGAATACTTCGACGGACACAGCGAGGATTGCTGACTCAATGGCATCATTGCCGGCATAAATCTCAGCTGCGGAATAGCCGGAAAGGGTTGCTGTGCCTGATGGGATTGCTTCGCGCAAAGTCACATCGGCGTTTGTAAGAGCTGCCGAAAAATGGAAGTCACCAGCGGTTACAACGGTGTGTGTAGCGCTGAAAGGTGCTGGCAGGCCGGTAACGATGACGGATTGACCTGCCACAAAGTGATGTGGGCGCAATGTGTAGAAATAAGCGACATTGCTAGTGAGCTTGTAAGAATCAACTGCCGTGGTGTTTGCCACCAGCATAGGCAGGATTACGGCCTCACTTGTATTTAAGATTTCATTGAGATATGCGTCTGAGTATAAAGATGTGCTCACGCCCAGCACGGTGCGAAGCTGTGTAGCTGTGACAATGCTGGGCATGAGACATCCTTTCGACTGCTGGGCTAGATCGGGAGAACTAGCCCATGATTAGTGGGTGGCGATTAAGCCTTATTTACCTTGAAAGCGCCTGCGCCAATCTTTGTTGCGCATGCACCGAATGAGTAGAGACCGACTGTGATTGAGCCGTCTGCTGTTGATTCTGCACGGAGTGTGTATTGTGCAGGATCCTCATACCAGGTGTAAGCATCAGGATTGACAATGATGAGTGAGCCATCTGTGTCTGTGCCTGCTGCTGTGTTAGGTGTTACAAAGAGATCGAGGCCTGCTACATTGCCACGCAAGCTGCGAGGTGAAGCCACGCCGCCGGCATTCATAGGCTGTGAAGCTGTGTAGATTGGTCGGCCTGAATCGTTAAGACCCATGATGTTTGACCACTGAGCTGTGTTAGCAATGAGGTTTGTTGCAAATGGGTTTGGAAGTCCCTTAGTTGCGTTATAAACCGATGCTGCACCGCGAGAGACAAAGCCAAGAAGCTCTGCTGCTGTTGGATATGTTGTGATTGTTGTGCCATCAGCTGTTGCGCCTGAAATGAGCGCTGCATTGACGTAAGCATCCTGAGCTGCTGCCATCTGCGCGACCATGTTACGGTAGAGCTCATCATAAAATGCCGGATTTGATCTCGTTAGGAGCTCAACCGAAAATTTTTGCTGTGAGGCAAACTTCTTAACGGTTACGCTGAGGAATGATGAAGCCTGATCTGTCTCAGAAAATGCTGCATCCTCATCGGCTGCTGCCGCTGAAGGGAGCCCAGTTACCTTAGGAATTTCGAAGGTAAGGCCAGCCTGCGGGAGAACGCCACGGCTGATGGCATCTATGCTCGGGCGCACCATTGTTGCAAGACCGTTAATGATTGTTGTCATCTGTGGTGTTGGGTTGAAAGCAGCGTTGTCTGTGGTGTTATCCGCAGCCAATACATATCGCTTTGCATCCTCATCACCAAGAGATGCCTTGATTGTGTTTTCCATGTACTTCGCAGCTGTTACCTCAATGCGTGGCTTTGCTGTGAATCCACCAACAGCTGTTGCAGCTGCGGTGACTGACTGTGCGGCTTCTACCGTCTCGACGGTGTCCGCGTTTGTGACGGTGTTATCCACTTCGTCTCCTTCTGTTGTTGTTTCTTCTGTATCCGGTGTGGATTCAGAATCTTCATCGCCCTCTGTGGCGGCTACTTCGCTGACACGCGCTGAACGGATCGCTGGCTCTGACGTTAAAGCAACGCCTGTGAGTTCGCCGGCCAAAATGCGCACTGTGCCATCTTTAAGTGTTTCGTATTCATCGATTGAGACCTCAACTGAAAAGCCATCGCGTAAGCCTTCCGCAGCTTCAACCAAAGCATCAGTGCCAGCTGTTGTCTCAGCGATTTTGAATGTTGCGATGATTGCTGAGTCTGTCTGCTCCATTGATAAAGTCTTGCCGATGCGGCGAGCGCGATCATGTTCAAGATTGAGCAAAACCGGCTGGGCTTCAATCGAGCCTTTTGCAAACTGAGTTTTGCCAATTGATGTGTTACCGGTTTCATCGAAAGTCACGATTGTGCCTGTGATTGTGCGCTCTGCTGAATCGGCAGCTGTGACCTTCATTGATGTGGTTAGTTTTTTCATAGCAGCATGTCCTCTTCTTCGCGGATTTCTTCTACGGTGATTGCGCCAATTTCAAATAGGGTCTTGTACGCGGCAATTCGCTCAGAGAGTGACCCACGCAAGAAATCGTCAAGGTCAAAACGCACGACTGTGCCTGCTGGCACAAAATCAGTAAAGCTCATGCGCTGTTCCAAGATGCTGAGATAATTGCGGAAAGCAAAATCAATAAGATCCCTGCGCTTGTCTAATGCGTTTGAGTAAGTGAAGGTGCTCTGTTGTGCATCTACAAAGTACGCAGGGATTCCTGTGGCTCGCGCCAATTCCAAAGCCACATAGTTGCGGGCTTCATTGAGTTGAAGATTCTTTGGATCATAACCGAATGAATCTAGCGATACATCAGCGTTTAGATAAACAAATGACTTCTTCACGCGACGGCTAAGAGCCTGCATGAGCTTTGATACACGATCAGGTGGCAGTGATGTGCCGTTTGACTTAACGACCATTTGAGGATTTGGGTTGAGTGCAAAATCAAGCGCTGCTGATTCAAGAGCTGCGGCAGCTTTGATTGTGCGACCAGCGCGAGCAAGTAAGCCCTCAGAGCATCCTGGGAATACGACAAGATTGGCAGCATCGATATATTTGCCATCAATCATGTAAGCGGTAATTTCAGTTGATTGCGCGTTGGTCTGAATTGTCACGCGCTCCGGTGCGATGCGCTCCATTGCACGGATTCTTCCGGTGTCCGCATAACGCTCAGTTGCGTAGGCATACGCGACGGGATGAAAGAAAAGGTCTGAAACTATCCAGCTCCAAAAAGTCGCACCTGGGATGCGTGGATCCGGTTGATTCAAAACGCGTGGTTGTCCTTCGATGCGCTCTCCGGTGCCTTCATTACGCGCAACCAATGGAAGTGATCCGATGGTCTGCATGACTGAGCAAGAGCGATAAATCGTTGGCACAGTCATAGCTTCTTCGCGGGTAGCTGAAGATGCAGTGATGCCAAATAAAGAAACGGCGTTGCCGAAGTAAGGTTGCAATGAAGCATCGACTGAATCGAGCTGTGCAGCTTCTACCTTGCGGTTAAATAAACCCATGCCCCCATTTTACGGGAGCCGGTAGCGTTACATCACCATGATGTCAAGGTCTGTCGCTGGGCGTGTCGCAAAGTGAGTCACAAGAGCTGTGGCCACACTGGC